AGTTGTAAGAATTTCGGGTTTAAATGCGTAGATTGCCAAGGAGCGGAGTATTATTATGAAGACTGAATACATCGAATTTATTTTCAGAGAGAGATCGCCATCCGGCAAGACATGCATTTGGGAGGTTGTGTCGAACAGCTCCGGCTGCGGTTTGGGGTTGATCAAGTGGGACGGATCGTGGAGACAATATATTCTGGATTCGTACGAAGCTACGGTGTGGAATCATCAATGCTTAGCCAATGTCCGGGATTTTTTAATAAATGAAAATGATATTCATAAGACGTTAACCAGGAGGGGATGATGTTTTTTAAAAAGGATGTGTTATTTGTGAAGGAAATAGATTTGACTATGGCAGAAGGTAAGTATATAGAAAAATATTGGGGCAAGGCTGTTTATGATGAGCTTCCTGATACGCTCTATATCTTTTCGCCTGATGGATCTATCTATACGGCGATATGTTATAGTGTCGACTTGGACGGAAAGAAATACTTTTCTCCAAAAGAGATGTTTATTGATGAGGTTGACGAGCTGCCGGTTGGCGCTGAAATATCTTCGATAGCAATCCCGTTAGATACTGACAGGCTTTTAAAGCTAAAGCAAAAGTTTTCATTAGATGAGATCTTAACTCTTAGACAAAAAGGAAGTGCTTAAGCCGCGCGTTGTGTGCCGGTTTCCGAAGCAGCGGCAGACAAAGGTATTCCGCGCGATTTGTAACGAAGCATTTATTATCTGCACACAATACACAGAGGCTCGCCATGCTGATATATTGATAAGTAACATAAGAAAAGAAAAACAGAGATTGTACCAGGCGGCTTTCAAATATGGAAAAGATCATTGGAAGAAAGAAGCTATCAAAGAAGTAGTGGTCCTTATTAATGCTCAGCCATGGTGGAGGCGGTTATGGTGGGCAATAAATCCGGCAAGTATGAAAATTGAGAAGGAATAATATGAGAGGAAGAATGATGCCAGAGCCAACAAAGAGGATAACAGTATTTGATGCGATCAGGGACCAGGCTCAGAAGATCGGATTTGGCGAGTGGAAAATCAAGTTGATTGTTTATGATGGCAAGGTGACCGGATTTGATCAAACAGAATCTCCTCTTATAAAGTTCCGGGAGCAGAAGGAAAAATGAGAAAATTCTCGACATACGATATTGCAGGGTGTATATTAAGATATATTATAGATCGTGAACCGTTCCGCTAACTAAATATTGGGACACTTCAGCGTCGAGTACGCACGGAGTGTCCCTTCTTTATTAGCTAACAAAAAAAAGGAGGCAGGTATGTTTAAAACGTTTAAGAAGGTTTTTAAGATGCTTTGGAATACCCGGGGGAGCGTCAATGCTTTGACGTCGCAGGGAATCACGTTAGCAATCGGGACCGGATCTCCGTTAGATTATACGACAACGATCCCGGAAATTAAAACATTCAACGGGCCCGGCGGAGCCGGTCAAGTTATTGATGTTACGGATCTCGACAGCGCGGCTATGGAAAAGATCATGGGCCTGCCTGATGAAGGACAGTTGTCGTTTGATATTCATTATCTTCCTGACGATGCACAGCACATTGCATTGCGTTCAGCCAGGGAAAACCAAACGTTGCTGTCTTTTAGAATGACATTCACAGATGCCGCCAAGACGACCTGGACGTTTAACGCATACGTCCCCGGTTTTACTGTCGCTGGTGGTGTGAACGCGGCAGCAACCGCATCCGTGACGCTTGAGATTACTGGGATTATTGAGGAAGCGTAAGCAGAAATTATTATTAATGAAGAAGTTCGAGGAGGCACGTATGTTAAGTCGAAGTGATATTTTGTCAAAAAATGAATTAAAAAAAATACGCGTCTCTGTCCCGGCTTGGGGTGGGGACGTGTTTGTTTCTGAGTTTTCTGCAGATGTAAAGGATTCTTGGGAGCAGAAACTTATCGAAGCTAGGGAGAATGGGGGAAAGCTCCCACATGCAAGAGCTGTTTTTATTGTAATGATAGTCGTCGATGAAAAGGGGAATTTTCTTTTTACTGATAAAGATATCCCGGCTATTGCAAAGCTTTCTGCAATAGCCTTAGACGATATTGTTGAGAAAGGGCAAAAGCTCAATGGCCTTGGCGGCGGTATCGAAGATGTCAAAAAAAACTGATACGCCGGCCCGAGCGGCGATTTTATTTCCGGTTAGCGGAGATACTCGGGTGCCCGGTTGGTCTTATGCTTAGATGCATGACGAGTATGGAGATCACGGAGTGGATGGCTTATTATTCCATTAAGAAAGACGATATCCCCGGGAAATCAAAAACGAGCACATTCCAGGTATTAAAAGCAATGTTTGCAAAGAAGATCATAAAAAGGAAAAAATAATGGCGGGTAATTTAGGAAGGTTAAATGTAGAGCTTTCGGCTAATACGGTTACTTTTAATCGAGGGATGGATAAAGCCGCGCATAAAGCGGCAACATCGTTTAATAAAATCACATCCGGTGTCCGCCGGATGTCATCTATTTTTGCGGTTGCATTAGGACCGGCCGCATTAGGGCTGGCTATTAAAAGAGTGATCGATGACGCAGACGAGCTCGGAAAGATGTCCAGGAAGATCGGCGTTAGTGTTCAGTCTCTTTCTGTTTGGCGCCATGCCGCGCAATTGGCCGGGTCAGAGTTTGCTGTTTTAACAAAGGGTGTGGCCAGGTTTAGCCGGGTCATGTCCGATGCTTCTGTTGGTTTATTGACGGCGAAAAGGCCTCTTGATCAACTCGGTGTCGCATTCCAAAATGCAGACGGCACTCTAAGAAATGTCGAAGAAGCTCTTCTTGATGTTTCTGATCAATTTAAGGTAATGGAAAACGGAGCAAAGAAAGCCGCGCTGGCCCAAGAACTCTTCGGTCGGGCCGGTGTTGAACTTATACCGTTTCTTAATGAGGGCCGTGATGGAATAGCGAAGATCCGGGAAGAGGCAGAAAAGCTTGGGATAGTGTTCTCTGAAGATATGACCAGAGGCGCTGAACAATTTAATGATAATTTGACACGTCTCCAAGCAAAGCTGAAAGGGATCCTTGTTACTGTCGGTAACGATATAATTCCGGTTCTTGTTCGTTATACGGACCGAATGGCAGAGGCTGCCAAAGAGACTGATGATGCGACGGAATCTGCAGGTGGTTTGGCAGATGTGCTGTTAACAATAGGGACAACAGCGCAATTAACGGATACTTTTATTAAAAGCCTTATTATGCAGATAGGAGATTTAGCGGCTGTAAGCAAACTTATGATCGCCGGTGAGGGGCGGTTTGACTTCTTAGCCGGGCAAATAATTAATACAGTTAGGTTTCATGACAAGATCAAGGCTATTGAAGAAAAGAATGCTGCTGATCAGAAAGCGTTATGGGATAGAACATTCGCGGAAATAATGAAAGATAGAATGGCGAGTATACAAGGGATGAGAGAGCTTACTGATAATAGTTTGACTTCGGATTTTGAGGCACAAGCCGCGGCGCTTATGGAGCAACAAAAGGTAATGAAGGAAGGTGAGCGCATTATGATATCGGTCCGAACCCCGATGGAGAAGTTTGTGGATACGCAAAATAGGTTGAACGAACTTGTCCTGGCCGGCGCGATTAACCAAGAAACATTTAACAGGGCAATGGAAAAAGCGACTGATGCTTATCAGAAAATTGAGGAAAAGGCTAAAGGCACAAGTGATGTTATGAAGGACCTTGGTCAAACGTTTTCTTCTCAGTTTGAAAATGGCATTGTGGAGGGAAAGAATTTATCTGTGGTTTTAAAAGGGCTTGAACAGGATCTTATCAGGATCGCGGTCCGCCGGGCTATTGTAGAGCCTTTGATTGGATCTATATTTGGAGGTTCAGACGGCGGAGGGTTATTGTCCGGGTTGTTTTCAGCGAAAGGGAATGTGTTCTCAGCCGGCGCTTTATCGATGTTTGCAAATGGTGGCGTGCTCAATTCCCCGATTGCGTTCCCGATGGCCGGTGGCCGCGCCGGTGTAGCAGGGGAAGCCGGGCCAGAAGCGATATTGCCATTGATGCGCACGCCTGGCGGAGATCTTGGAGTTAACGCCAATGTTGGGAGCAAGACGGTTGTTAATATATTTACGCCGCCCGGGACGAGGGTGTCGGAAGAAAGACAGGTTGAGGGAGGGGTGGAAAGCATTAACGTATTTATTGATGATGCTGTGGCCGGGAATGTTCGCCCGGGAACAAAAACCTATAAAGCTCTGAAGGAGAACTTCGGGCTCGGAACTAAACTAATTAGTAGGTAATTTATGGCTAAACCACCATGCTGGATGAAATTAAGAATGGATAAGAATAATAATGCAAAGGTTTATATAAAAGTAAACCATTGGCATCCTATGTTTTGGATAAGTTGTATTATTTGGATTTTAAAAGGACGGAAAATAGAAGGACACCCTGATGGGCTTCAAATGGAGATCGAAAAATGAGTAATTGGCCAGCGTTTTTACCACAACAATATTTTCTTGGGAACGATATCGGCGATGATGAAACGCGGTTAGTTTCTTCAATGGACGCCGGCCCGGCGTTAGTACGTAACCGGTTTACTGCATTTACGCAAACGATCAATACGCCGATCGTTTTAACCGGCGCGCAGCTGGCCACGTTCAATACGTTTTATCGTACAACGTTAAACCATGGCACTGATCCTTTTACATGGACCAATCCTGTAGATGATTCAAGCGTATCCATACGGTTTAAATCTCCGCCTAAGTGGCAATCGATACGATCCGGGTTAACTTCAGTCCGATTATGGCGTGCGGTCCTATCACTTGAGATTCTACCATGACAGTCACCGACGCTTTGAAACAAGAAGCCTGGAGTCAGCAAAGCAACCTTCCTCTCATCCTTCTCGAAATTGATCACGACGATCTTGCAGAGCCTATCCGGGTTGTTAATAATAAAGAAGCAATCACATCCAACGGCGAAGAATACGTCGGTTTCCCTTTTGAAATATTCCTCCCGGATTCAAGTGAAGATGCCCCGCCACGCGCAAAATTAAGAATTGATAATGTCTCCCGGGAAATTGGCCAAACTATCAGGAGCATCTCTTCGGCGCCTACCGTTACGATCAAGGTGATCCGGCAGACAACGCCGGATATAATAGAGGCTGAATTTACGGGTATGAAATTAACACATGTTCCGTTCGATGCGTTGAGTGTTGAGGGAACGCTCGAGTTCGAAGATCTTTCTATGTTCGATTGAAGAGAACGGGAAGGTTTGCCGTAAGCCGGCAAGGTACTGGAAGCCGCCAAAATATTATTGTCAACGGCATTGGAGTATTGAACTGGGTTTTAAACAAAAGGAAAAAATGCTCATGCAACATAAAGACTTTGTCCGAAAATCGTTAGCTGTTCCGTTTGTCGAAAAAGGCCGGGATATGACTGGCTGGGATTGCTGGGGCCTTGTGTATTGCTATTTTAGATTCGTTCGCATGATCCAGCTGCCAGAATATCTGGACTATAGCACGACTACTGAATACAGACAGCTGATGGTCCTAATAAATCAGGCAAAGCCGGCCTGGACCCAGGTCGATGAGCCAGAACAGGGGGATGTAGCCATTTTTAACCTATCAGGGTATCCAACGCACGTTGCGCTGGTTATTGACAAAAGAAACGCCTTACATGCAGAAATGAAGATAGGCACGTTCATGGAGCCCATGAAGGGGGCGATGTGGGGCAAGAGGCTTGAAGGGATATATCGATATGATCCGTGAGAATACAAAAATGGTTCCGATGACGGCTGTCACGCATCCGTTTAAGTCAGAGCGGCGCGATTTGAAGTTGCCGGCCGGGCTGAACATCGAACAGATGCTTGAATTTGCGGAGCCTAATAAAGTCTATTTGCAGTTTGCGATCGTATTTGTGCATGGGGAGATCATACCCAGGGACAGGTGGACAGAGTACAGGCCAAAGGCAGGCGTTCTTGTAGAGGTCCGGGCGTTTCCGATCCCGTGTGGCGGAGGCGGCGATGGCGGAGGGAAGAACCCGATGCGCACGATCCTGTCGATTGCCGTAATTGCTTTTGCGATGTGGGCCGGTCCGGTTGTGGCCGGCTGGTTCTTTGGGATGGGCCAACTGACGCAGGGTGCGGCGATGGCGCTGAAGATCACATCGACCGTGGCCACGGCCACGATCGCCTATGGCGGCATGCTTGCTGTTAATGCGATCGCGCCGGTCCGGCCGCCTAAGTTGAACCAGTTATCACGAACGCCGGGGGCAGGGGAAAATGCAGACAGTCCGTCATTATATATTGAAGGTGCGCGAAACGCGCTGCGGCCATTCAGCCCGGTATCGGTCGTGCTTGGGAAATATCGCCATCATCCGCCGCTGGCCACAAAGTCTTTCACTGAGGTGATTGGAGATAAGCAATTCATTCGAATGTTATTCTCATGGGGCGTAGGTCCGTTGGCGATCGATACGGCCTCATTAAAGATCGGCGAAACATTGCTATCAGAATTTGTCGGAGTGCAGACAGAGCATAGGGAAGGGTACGGGTCAGATCAGCCGCTTACTCTTTTCCCGGATACAATCAGTCAGGAAAACTTTTCAATCGTACTGACGCAAGCGGTATCCTGGATAACGCGAACGTCACAGGCAGATGCAGACGAATTGAGTGTTGATATTTCCTTCCCACAAGGGCTCGTTGAATATGATGCTAATGGGAACCGGCAGCCGACGTCTGTTAACATAGAGATTCAATATAAGGATGTTGCAGACAGTGGATGGACCAAGATTGATACATCGGATGCCAGATTTAAGACAACGGCTGATGATAGCTGGCTTAATAAAAGCGGCGACGATTTGAATAGCATTACGTTTACACAGAATAGGACATCTGAAATAAGGCACGGGATCAGATGGGGCGTATCATCGCGTAGTCAATATGATATCCGCATCCGACGCGTCACAGGGGATACCGGATCAACGACACTCTTTAATGCAAGCGGCTGGATTGCTTTGCGTACTATTACTGATGAGGACCCGGTCAATTCACCGGTCCCGACCGCAAAGACCGTCCTTGTGATTCAAGCCACAGATCAGCTGAATAGGATCATCGATGAATTTAATGGCCTGGTTACATCAGTTGTCCCGGATTGGGATACCGGATCACAGACTTGGATTGAGAGAGAAACGCAAAACCCGGCTTCTTTATTTAGGAGCGTTTTGCAGGGGAATGGTGTCACAGAGCCGATGGCCGATAATAGGATCGATATCACCGCGCTGCAGGATTGGCATGAGTTCTGCGATGCGAAGGGATTCAAATTTAATATGATTCGGGATTTTGCGGCTTCTGTATGGGATACATTGGCGGATGTTGCCTCGGCCGGCCGCGCAGCGCCGACGCAGTTTGATGGAAAGTGGTCTGTTGTTATTGAGGAGGAAAAAGCAAATCCGGTCAGTCATATTACGCCAAGAAATAGTTATGATTTCCGCGCGGAAAAATTCTTTGTGAATGCTCCGCATGGTTGGCGGATTCGGTTCCCGAATGAGGATGAGGGGTATCGTATAGATGAAAGAAGAGTTTACCGGGATGGATTTAATGAAAATAATGCTACATTATTTGAATCTCTTGAATTGCCAGGCGTAACGGATCCCGAGCAAGCGTATAAATTGGGAAGGTTCAGGATATTCCAGGGCATTAATCAGCCTGAGCGATGGATGTGGAAGCAGGATATGGAGTTCTTGACCTATCGCAGAGGCGATCGAGTGGCGATCACGCATGATGTGCTTCTTGTTGGCCTTTATACCGGCCGGGTTAGTTCTGTTATTTTGTCCGGGGTGGATGTTATAGGGTTAATATTAGATGAAGAAGTAACGATGGAAGCCGGGACGGATTACGGCATAACGATAAGAGCGCTCGGCGGTCAATATACCAGGCAAGTTACAACAGTGGCCGAAACGACTAAGACGATTGCGTTATCAATATCGATCCCCGGAGCAGGATCCCCGTCGGCGCCAGTGATCGCGGCAGGTGATATATTTGGGTTTGGCGTTTTAGGACAAGAATCAGATGACGCATCGATCATATCTATTGCTCCAGAGAGTAATCTCCGCGCACAAATCACAGCTGTTCCGTATCGCCCGGTCATATTTTCGGAGGATTCTGATACGCCGCCGGCTTTCCAGACAAACTTGACACCGCTTGTGGCCATACCAACACCGATAATTCGGGATGTAATCTCTGATGAAACGGCCATGATTTTCGGGGCCGGCGAAACGTTACAAGTCCGGATAGGCATTGAGTTCGATCCTTTAGATCAAGAGGCGTTCGGAACCGAAACTCAACTTCGTGTTCAAATGCGGCCGACAGGCACGCAGGAACCGTATTTTTATGCTAATATTAATACTGCAGAAGAAAATCATATATTTATATCCGGTGTCCGGACAGGGGAGACTTTTGATATTCGAATACGGTTTGTTGTGCCCGGGCGATTGCCTGGACCGTGGGCAAATGTTTTTGGCCATCAGGTAGTTGGTAAATCAACGCCGCCGGCGGCATTATCAAATATGACAATATCTGCTTTTGGAGCGCAAGCCTTGATCCGATGGGACCGGCCGTCAGAACTTGATGTGCTCTTCGGAGGGGAGGTAGTATTTCGTCATACGCAGGAGATGGATTCTCCGTCATGGGGATCGTCTGTCACGATCGGTCAGGCAGCCAGAGCAAGAACACTATATGCAGTTCTCCCGTTAAAATCCGGGAGTTATATGGCGCGGGTTTATGATGTTGCTGGCAATCCGTCTGATGAGGTCACCATTGTTTCTACAAAACAGGCCAGTGTCCATCAATTTACGTCCGTTGATTCCTTGGATGATGATCCATCATGGCTTGGAACGCATGATGATACAAAGGTTGAGTCTAATAGCTTAACAATGGATGATACGATATCGCCAAGGCAGCTTGAGGGACAATATAATTTTTCTCAAGGTGTTGATCTTGGATCCGTACAGCGTGTTAGACTTACAACGAGGCTTACAGTGAGTATTTTCAGCGTCGGAGATACAATCGGAAGTCGGTTAGATAATATTTCATTGTGGGAAAGTTTTTCAGGGAGTTTGCAGACTGGCGCAGATGCGCGTATATTTGTGAGACACACAGATGATAATCCTGCAGGATCTCCGGTTGGCTGGAGTGATTGGGAGAGACTTGATAGTGCCGAATTTGAGGCCCGAGCTTTTGAGTGGTATATTCATTTAACAAGAGATAGTCTTGATTATAATATTCTGATTAGTGAGGCTGGAATAGATATCGAAGATGTCGTTTAATAACTAAAAGGGGGATATGATGAAAAGATTTATTTTAATTACTGCTTTAATTGTTTCTGGCTGTATGATGCCGGCTTTTGCATCGCAGCATGATTATAATATTGCTGATGCTCCGGGAGCTGCCGTTCTGACTGACATGAACAACGCCTATGAAGCTGTTGCTACTAATAACAGCGCAGCAACGGAGCCGGCCTCTACCTTTGCTAATCAATGGTGGTTTGATACGTCGACCAATATTCTTAAGCAGAGAAATAATGCGAATGATGCTTGGATCAATGCGGCCTTAAAAGATGGCAGTGGATGGACGCCATACCGGCAGGGAACGCAGATCGGGACCGGCGCGCTGTTAACAACCGATACAGACACAGCGCTTGCAGCCGATTCAGATAGCAATGGATACGAAGATCTCTAAGACGATCGCCGGCGAAATTGCGGCAATGAGTGAGAAAGCTGCTCCGATTGGGGATGATTGGCTTTTAATTGAAGATAGTGAGAGCAGTGATGCAAAAAAGAAAGCAAAAATAAGTAGCATAATTAGTAGTCATATAGAAATCTTTAAAACGGACGGGATATTTACGGCTCTGCCAGGAATCACGAAAGTATATCTTACGATGGTAGGCGGAGGCGGGGGCGGCGGAGCACAAAACGGCGGTGGGGGCGGCGGTGGAGCTTGGTGTTTACTATATCCAGTAACCGTGACACCCGGCAATTCATATGTAATTCAAGTTGGTCTTGGGGGGAATGGTGCCGGAACTGGCTCTGGCGGCGGTTCCAATGGGGAAGATACAATCTTTGATACTGGAGGAACGCCTATCACTATGGACGCAGGTGCAGGAGGTGGAGGCTCCGGCGGCGCTGGCGGCGCAGGTGGCATAGGAACAATTGATGACGATACAAGCTATGATGCAGACGGAGTCACTGGCGGCGGTGGATTTATACACTCTGGCGGGGCAGGAGGTGTAGGTGCTGGAGATAACGGCGGTGGTGGTGGTGGAACACATCTTGGATCAGGAGAAGATGGCGAGCATGCAGGAGTAGGTTCCGATGCGACGGATGGCACTGGTGCAGGTGGTAGCGGAGGGGCTTCTGCAAATAGGGCTGGTGGAGATGGCGGAGATGGTGTCGTAATTATAATGTATTAAGGAGGATTGACGATGAATGACTTTATTGCGGTTTGTAGTTGCTATAAAGCCTTTAGGTAGTTGGCAGAAGAACACTATCTTTAAGGCGACTTTTATTTTGCAGATGCTTAAAAAGCATGCGCCGAAACCGATCGTATGGTTTGACGCGGATTCTGTATTGCTGCACCGGCCCGATCTTTTGTACATGATCGATGCTGATGCGGCTTTTTATTTTAGAACAACCGGAGGCAGGACGGGAAGGATCGCGGAGAATATAATAAGAGCTCGGAGAAGCTGCTGAATATGTGGATCCAAGCAAATGATAAAAACATCCGAGATCTCGAGCAGCATGTTCTTCAAGAAGTTCTTCCGAAATGGCGCAAAGAGGGCGGGATCATGGCCGTATTGCCTCAAACGTATTGTAAGATCTTTGATTCGGATCCGGATCATGTTGTTATTATTCAGAATCAAGCTTGCGGAGGTTGATCGATAATGTGCGTCTATCAGGATATAAAAACAAAACCGATCATTGTTGTTGGACAGGGGCCGAGCGCTCAGTGTCTCAAAGAAAATATCGAGATGTTCAGAGGCCATGATGTTCTTTGGGCATCGCTTAACCGTTTTCATGTAGCAGAAAAAGAGATATTGAGCGCAATAGATGTCGATTTTGATATTATTTGGTTTTCAGCGCTTTTGAGATATGAGGAAATGCATGAGCAGATCAAGCAAGCCGGTAAAAGAGGATCCTTGATAATGACAAAAGCGGTTATAGCCGAATATTTTGATTTTCCGGCCAATATATATGCTTCTGATTTTGGGACAGGATTCTCTTCATTATTTGCGTTGCTGTGCGCGCTTATAAAACTAGGCGCGCGGAATATTTATTTGATAGGATTTGACGGGCATGCAAGCGGTCCGGCCGATGTGTATTATGGCCAGGACAAAATGCGTTCGGATAATTATGAATCACGTATGAGGTCTATTGCAAGAGATACTAAGATGATGAATATCTTTTTTTGGGAATATGTCGAATACGCCTTAAATCAAAGTAGATCCGAGGTCAGTATTACTAATTTGGCCGGGAGTTTGATCCAATGTTTTCCATGTATGCAGATTGGCGAAATGGCGGATAAATCGAGTGGTGGCCTTATAAAACCAATATTAGAAAAGAAACCACCTGCATATAAAATTCTTAAGAGGGTAAAAATGCGCGCTTTACAACTTTTTGTAAGCCCTCAATATGGGAATGTTTCTACCGGCCAAATAATAAACGTTACGGAAAGGCAAGCCAGTGTTTTTATTAATAATAGATTGGCCGAGAGGTGTGATTCACCGGTACCTATTGTGATTAAGAAAAAAAGAAAAAAAAGAAAAAGGGATATAGTGGAAACAAAAAAAATAGAGTCGTATTATACAATGGATCACGCTGAGTTATTGACAAGGCTGAAAAAAATCTTTAAAATAGGAGAGAGGAGATGAAATGAAAAAGGAATTAATAAAAATACTTAAGAATCCTTCACTAAAAAAAGGTAGAGGTGGCATACTTACGACCAAGGATATTGATTATGAACATTGGTGTTTAGAAATTATATCGTTAATTGCAGTAAAACTCGAAAGCGGATATCTAAAAACTAATTAGGAGAACAGAATGAAGCTTAATATTAACATTCCAACGCGCGGCCGGCCAGAGAAGCTTGACGCATGTCTGAGATCTATCGACTATTGCGAAGAAATGAAGATATATATACATTGTCATGATCGCGCCGCTGATTTGCCGGATACAATATTGGAATATGAGGGAACAATGAAACATGACTACTGTATCTTTGAGGATAAGAATCTTTTGACGATCGCATCACATAATCTTGTTTGCAAGAATGAGGGGCATTTTTTAGGATTGTCAGATGATATCGTGTTTCATAGAGGCGCTATTCGCCGCGCTGTGTGGATGTTAGAGAGCGATCTTGAAGGTGACGGTATTGTTGACTTTACAGTGGCTAATATGAAGGCCCCGGATGGCTGCTATATGCTTCTGGGAAATTCGTTTATAAATAAATTTGCAGACAGGATACCATATTGCCCAGAATATAAATTCATGTTTGCGTCAGCTGAACTCCGGGATTTTGCAAAAAGCATTGATCAATTTCAGAAGTGCGAATATGCACAGCTGGATCATTATCATCCGTCCGTCACCGGAAAGCCGGACGAAACACACAAACGTATCAGATCAGGAGGGATTATTCATGACGATGAAAAAATTTATAATGAACGGCGTAGAAGCGGAAAGTTGTGGTCTCATAGCACGTAGAGATCGTAGCGAGATTTATAAGGTTAAATGGCAAGAAAAATTTTACTGCTGGAAAATCATAAGGGATGATGAGCGATTTACGTATACGTATGAACAAGCGTATAAGAATTACGATAATTTGAAGGATAAAAGCTGCCTGGTCATGGTTCATAGTACGTGGAGAGACGAAAATGGTCATTTCAATATCTTGATGGAATGGCTAGATGGCTATAGGAGGCTTGAATACAATCAAGAATCTTTTGCAAAGTATTGCAATATGGACGCTGTTGAGAGAAATCTTATTTATCAAGGGTATTTTATAATTGATTTCGCGCCCATTAATTTTATGATCAAAGGCAATGATATGAAAATGATTGATTTGGATACTTTGGCTAAGTTAACGGATTTCCCGGTAGATCCACATAAGATGATCCCGGAATTGTCCTGGTATGGATCCCGGGTGTTAAAACACAGAAGCGGGAGGGTAGCATGAATAATGAATTATTAGAGATGATGAAGACATTGCTGAAAGAACATGGCCAGATCCCCCAAGGGCTAAAAGCGCTAGGCATCAGAGGTCGACGGGATTCCGATGCCAGGTACACAATGTATGGGCTTGATGCTGTATTGACAGATAAGTTTGATGTTCTCGACATTGGGTGTAATGTTGGATTTTTATCGTGTATTCTAGCACAGAAGGTCCATAAGGTGACCGGGATTGACATAGATCCGTTATTGATACGTATAGCAAACTTGGCCGCCGGCGCGCTTGAAATTAGGAACTGCGTATTTTTCCAGGAAGATTTAAAGAGATATCATCCTGTGCTTAAGAGCGATCTTATTGTGGCCAGTCAGGTTCATCATTGGGTTAAGATACCGTTCGGTGTTTATGTTGATAAACTCATTGATCTGCTAAAGGATAAAGGGTATTTATTATTTGAATCACATGACACAGATAATGTGGATGCAGACATTGATGATAAGATTGGTGTGATTAAAGGCTAAGGGGTTTTCTATTGTTCATTCAGGCCATTGGGTTGAGGATCCCGGGCAATACTGGATTCCGCCGAAGAAGCATAAAAAGATACCAAGGCAGTTCTATTTAATGAGGTATTCAATATGAGATCCACAAATGTTCGTAGTATTATCTGGGCTTTGACGTCTGTAGATAGAGGATATGGAATCACGTGGATGTTGACAGCATTAAGCATTGTTGGTGTTGTCCTCAACGTGTTGCATCTGAGAGAATCATTTGCGATATGGATGCTCACAAACAGCAGCTGGTTGGGGATGGTTCGCGTGGGCATAGAGCGGCAGCCGCGCACGCGTGGTCGCAGATGGATGCGGCTGAAGCATGTGGTCCTTGTAGAGGAGCCGGTGTGCATGATCTGCAGACGCGCGGCATCAGTCCAGGTTGATCACATCGTGCCGATAACAAAGGGAGGGACAGATGTTCGAAGCAATCTCCAAGGTGTGTGTGAAGAATGCCACGAGGATAAGACAAGGAAGGATTTAGGTCTGAAGGATAAACCGCAAAGGATCGGTGTCGATGGATACCCGGTCGGAAAGGAAGGATAGGATGAGCAAGAATCAATATACGATGCTGGACACACCATTGTCATTGGCGGTTAGTGATATAATCAGCCTGATCGAAGAGAAGAAAGAATTTAACAAGCGATGGGATACGGCTGTCAATAAGGTTAAGAATCAAATGCAGGAGAAGAACAAGCCAGAGATCAAACACTGCAAAGGGTACACATTTGCTCTTGATCATAAGCTTCCAGAGACAAAGCTTAAGATCAAACAGCCAAAACAACTAGCAGGAATGAGTGATAAATAGCTGATATTAAAGGGTTTGAGGGCCGTTCGAGGCCGTTATATTAACGATATGAGCGATAATGTAGGGGCGGGGGCATAGAAAAAGTCGATTGATGTCCGAGCGGAAAC